CCCTTTACTGTAATAACATATCGTGGAACAGCCTTATTTTCAAAGTAATCAATGTTGTATTGAGATGCCAACTGGTCTCCAATTAGCGAAGGCATTGCTGAAAGGATGTCAGGAATACCATAAAATGTGTTTAGTGGAGAGTATTGTTTTAGATGAATAATCTCGTTTGGTCTTCCGTCAGATGTAATCGGGTTGGCGTTTCTAGCACCAAAATTTCTAAAGTAAACCATCTTACTTCCAATAATCTGTACGAAACCATCTTTTAAACGACGAACACGGATAGTGGTAGCAGGAATGTGACCAAGATAGCCAATCTCTCCATTTACTTTACGACCAACTTCAAGAAATCCGTTTCCAGTAGACTGTAAGTCCGTATAAACCTTTTCCATTGTAGTTGTAAAAGAATCATCGTCATTAAGATCTTCTAGCCAATCACGAAGCATAATCTTTGCTCGTTCAATTCTGTTTCTTGCTCTTTCTACTCTACCCTCATCATCGCTCATTTCAAAACTGAGCATTGTGCGATCTGTAATATCAAATCGGTATCCAAGACCTACAACATTTTCTACCTTTGCATCGATAGCAGCATGATTAGCAAAGTTTGTATCATAGAAGTTTGCCAACTCATACATGTTGTATGGCGGGGTAATTACATCAAATAATCCATAGCCGTTTCTGTATACCGTGCCAGGATTTATTTGTTTTGATTTTGAGTCATCACCAGAGGGTGTTGCACTAGCAGAGTCAAGATATGCTGGACTTTCTGATGCAACCTTTGTAATGCTTCTACTTGTTCTGCGTCTAAAGTTATTGTCAATACCATTCAAGCCTTTAAGTTCATCCCAAGATTTAGTAAAAGGATCCATATTTGCAAAAGGAGTTGGATCTTTAATTTGAGTATTTAAACTGGCTGATATGTAATCAAAATTCTCATTCATTGTCGTATGCGTCTCTTCCGTGTTTCTTTAAAGTTTGCTGTGCATCATAAACAGCACCAAGGTCATTAACATTTGGAATAAGTCCTTGCGCCATTCTATCTTTCATTTCTGAATACTGCTCTTCTGATACCCTGTTAAGTCCAGGGACAAATATGCATTCTCCGTCACCCTCATCGCCATAATACATGGCCGCCTTCTTAAGTTCTGATATCTTTGATATGTCTCCACGCATGGCTGGAACGTTTAATACGCTACCCTGGCCATCTGTAAACCACTTGCCATTAGATTTTTTATACACATAAAGACCCCAATCATAGTTTTTTTCTATGACTTTGCGCCTTACATTACCAACTTTTGGGATTTTTTCGCTATTCATATCCATAAGTATAGCAGATTATACTGGTGTACCGACCCTAATTGTCCAAACTGTATCGGTATAGACCTTTATTTTATCTGCATCTACGGTCAAGCCCTCTTCATCATCAAAAATAATCTTATTAGTTCCAATATATGTTTTATAAACATCGCTTGGGTTTACGCCATAAAGTTCTGAGGATCCAATAACAAGAACGCCTTGCCATGTTGAAGAATTAAGCCAGTACTCCCATTGGAAGTTGGTTGCACCATCTGTTATTACTTGCTGCCATGGTCTGGTAAGGGTACTCTGAACTTGTTGTAGATTATTAGCCTGATAGTATGCTATGTTGTTAAATACAAGTGGTCCGTTTAGATTAATACCGCCAAGATATAGATCAAAGTTTAATGCATTAGAAAATCCTATGCCCAAAACTCCCCATTCGTTTCTTGTTAAAACTGGCTCCCTAACAAGGGTACCATTCCAATAATACGATATGCCGTCATAAGATTCGCCTGTTTCTAAACTCAGGGCGTATATTCTTGCACGATCTCCAGTTTCGCTATCCGCAACAAAATAAAATTTAATAGTATCAGAACGATATTCTATTTCAAACAACTCTACTGGAGTTTCTGGAAACTGCCTTTCATCATATCTTAACCACATCTGTACTGCGCTGATACGATAATCATCGGCGGTATTTGGATTAATAGGAATAGCAAGTCCCCTGTTTACTAACGGATCATAGTCTCCACGAACCTGTATTCCAGAAGTTCTTGTCATGTAAAGATAAGGGGTGCTGCCTTTATAAATACTAAAAGGATTTTTTGCCTTGTAATCGTAATAAATTCCAGAACGTTTGTATGGAAATATATCTACACCAAATCTTGTTCCTACTGGATTAAATGAGTTATTATTAAATGATTGAGATGCCAATTCTAGCCTTCTAAGTCTAATAGGCTTCCTTAAGATTCCACGAATATTAAAGTCTAAATGATATACAACTGCTAGTTGATTGAAATCTATACTCTTTGATGGATAAATTAAAGTATTGTCAACAACCTCAAATTTTGTGCTTGGCCAATTTGTAAAATTGTCAATATCAATTATTGATCCTTCTCTTGCTGTTCTTGTTGTAAAGTCTCCCCTTGGCGCATTTGCTCCCAATTCCACATATTGGAAGGTAACAAAACTTCTGATTGAAGCATCCTCTGTATCATATTCGTAATATTTTTCTGTCCTACCTATCATTTGCTGATAGTTTTCCCAGCCAGTAAATAAGTAGTTGTCCAATTGACTATAAGTTCTTTGAACAGGATATTCATAATCATCTTTTAGTTGTTGATAGGTAAATGCACTTGTTGATGCCTGCTCTAACAATTCTGATGGTCTTGGATATCCAATATTAAACTGCAAAAAGTCTAAGTCGTAATAGGTTTCTCCTCTATCGTTTTCAACAAACTGTGCAAAATAAGAAAGTGGCAAATAGTCTTCCCAGTACCCAGCAACTCCAATATCTAAGAAATATGTGTCATAAGCCTCAGTTGGTAAAAGAGTATAACTTGCTGTAAAATCTATTAAGTCTTGACCAGATGTTACAGCCGCAAAACCATTACTAAAATAACCATCTGCTTCGTCGGCATTTAAAGCAGTGCAAAAACCAAAAGAATACAAATTGCCCTCAAATGTATTTGCTGCGGTATTATCTCCTGCCACATACAATTCTAGTCCATTACGATTACCAAAAAATGATGCAACGTTACCGCCAAACCTAGAAACCAAATCTGGAATATTAATTCCAACTGCAAATATCTGATCTACCGATATTGTGTTATATGTATAAAGCGAAGTACTTGCCCCATTGTGAGTTAGGCTGTATATTAATTGATTATCATCTTGAACTACCTGGAAATAATTCCCATTAGTCTTGTTGTAAATCTTAAAAAGTGTTTGATTAATTGAGGTTACATCGTCGTGGCTAAATACTCCGTAAACTGCCTTGACTTCTTCATTTAAAACGTTAAAGTTGGGAAAGTTGTAATATGCATGAACAGAGTTCCAACTTGTTGTTGGTCTAAATGTTATAAATTTATTGCTTCCAGCCTGAATGTTTTGGTTATCATCATATAGGTCCTGTAAGACTTCTTCATCAATAAAAATGTTTGGAAGCTGATAGTTTGGAGTGCTGATATAGGTATCAGATGTAATTAAATTATCAAAAGATCCTTGATTCCAATTTGCAAAATCTGGATAGGTATAGTTTGCTGTATAGTCTGCAAAAGGATAGTCAATAAAAGCAGATGTTCCACCGTATGCAGAATTAATTCCTTCTGGAGAAAGAACTCCCTGCCCATAAACCCATCTGCGTTTTGCAACTGGCAGCGGGACCTGATAAGAATATATTGCAACACAGTCAATCTCTATTGGTGTAACATCTTCATATGCATAAAAACCAAGCCAGTCCTGCTCCTCATCTGAGTTATTTAGTATATCTGGCAAAATCATAGTGTCTGTTGATATGCTTAGGCTTATTACTTCTTCTCCATTTACCAATACCGTTGCATTATTACGAATAATACGAACATGAATTAGCATTGGCCTATACCACTCACCAACGAAATGAGATCCAAATTGATTTCCAATTACTAAAGTTAAAAATCCACTTTCTACATAAAGACCGTCTGAAGAAGCAATTGGACCAAATATTCTTTTAGGAGTTGTTGTACTAGAATTTATTCTTGCCCAAAACTCTACAGTGTATTCCTTGTGTCTTCCCGCTTCGTTTAAAAATCCTTTTCCTGGAACAATCAAAGATGGTTCACTGGTTGCGCTGGGAGTTAAAACTGTTACACCAGAAGCACCAAACACCATCGGAATACTAGAATTTTTTGCAACTAAAGCACTATCATTAACTAAATAATATCCATGTTCAGAACCTAGTCCATAGGCCTCTGCCTCAACTCCTTCTGTTGTTGCTATAGCAATGTTTGCTGATGTTATTGATGCAGCAGAAATACCAAGGGACTGAGTATTAAAATTTT